ACTTGTAAGTGTGTACTCACTTCATGGGGGGGAGGGGGTGTGTGTGGTGTTGTAAATATTTGTGAACCCTCCTCCACACTGAAAAAACCAATCTAAGCGTACAACACTAAACAATGGCTATCAGGATTAGGGGAGAAGACGGAATAGGAAAGTCAGGATAGTATGGGCGTAGCAAGGCAGTCGTAGTACATCTCATGGTCTTGAGAATCCCTAGACTAGGGTGGGTGTCGTATAGCGTACAGAGTTAAGTTAATCTCTGTGGGGCATCAGGTCGTATTACTGTCTCCAGTGCGTACCTCTTTATAGCCACCGCCCTTAACTTCCCTTTCGGGTCTTGTTGGGCAACCGTATATCTCATGCCTTTGAGGGTGCGACTGCCACACCCGACATCCCTTTACTTGTAACGCCAATCAGTTGTATCCGTGTTGGATTTACCTATGTTACACGCCTCACACAATACTTGCAAGTTCTCAATATCAAGTTCTAGTTTTGGATGCTTTGACCTTGGAAGAATGTGGTCAACATGGATGTACCCACTGGTTTCCCCACAAGCCTGACACTTCTTGCCAAACTTAACCAAAGCCTTGTACCTGACATCCCGCCACTCCCTAGTCTTATAGAAGTCTTTACCCATTCCAAGCAAATAGATGGGTGGTGGCAAGAACTCAACTTTCTTCTTGGGAGACTTCTTTTGCATAGCCCAAGCTATTTGGGAAGCCTTTTTGTTAATGAGTGCTTGGATGACAGGGCTGGATTCTGCTAGTTTTGCTAAGGTTTTCTTAGCTTTGGCGGCTCTGGATTTGCGTTGTTGCTTAACTGCCGCCATTCCTGTCTTGCTGTAAATTGCCATAAAAAAAGCCTTTTAGGGGTGGCACAGTTGCGCCCCCGAGAACTCCCGAGGCTGTACCACTTCTAAAAGGCTCATAGTCTGGCGCAATCAGACTTACCTCCACTATACAAGAATCTGATTCTCGTGTAAAGTGCGTACTAACTTCCAAGACGCATGGGGATTGTCACTAGGTACTATTTCAAATAGTCACCAGCCTTTTAAATAGTCTCCAGCCGTGTTGGTGTAACTCAGTTGGTAGAGTCATGGGCAGATTTCTGTCGATGCTGTGTAGAGTTGCAACAAAGCACAGTAGGCGAGTCGCTGGTTCAAATCCAGCCACCAACAACCTTCTTCCCTAACTGGATAAAAGATGAACGCTGTAGATGCACTTCCTGATAACCTGAAGAAATCTAAAGGTCGCCCCCGTGGTACAGGAAAGATGACTCTCTCTAAGTACGCAGACAACCCCTCTGCACTCGTCTTACCCAAGACTGAACAACAGAAAATCAAAGAACTCAAAGACCTCCTGATAAACAGTGCTGGTTCTAATGTTGTCTACAAAGCAGTTGAGATTGCCATGAATGATGAACACCCTGCTCAAATGGCGGCACTCAAACTCTGTATGGACAGAATGCTTCCCGTTTCCCTGTTTGAAAAAGAAGGAAAACAACGCTCCGCTGTCAACATCACAATCTCAGGCATAGGTGGTGTCACTATTGGGGAAAACCCTATAGAAGCTGAAGATATAGAAAGCAAAGATGTCTGATTTGAACTTCAGTCTCCTCCCTTGGCAACAAGAAGTCTTTGCTGATAAAACAAGGTTTAAAGTCATTGCCGCTGGTCGAAGATGCGGTAAGTCACGCCTGTCAGCCGTTACCCTCCTGATTGAAGGACTCCAATGTACTGCTGGTTCGGCTGTGCTGTATGTTGCGCCTACCAATGGTCAAGCCAGACAGATTATTTGGGATGTCTTGATGGAGTTGGGTAGAGAGGTGATTCAGTCTAGCCACATCAATAACATGGACATCACCCTGATAAACGGAGCAAAAATCTATGTTAGAGGTGCAGATCGCCCAGATACTCTGCGAGGAGTGTCACTCACCTACGCTGTGCTTGACGAGGTTGCCGACATCAAACCAGAAGCATGGGAGCAAGTCATTCGTGCTTCGCTGTCAGACAAAAAAGGTCGGGCAATGTTCATCGGAACTCCCAAAGGTCGTAACTTTTTCTATGACATTTTTAAACTCGGAAAATCAGAAACCGACCCCGACTGGAAAAGTTGGCACTTCACCACCAAAGACAACCCCCTGATTGACCCAACTGAGATTGAGTCTGCCAAGAAAACCCTCTCTACCTTTGCCTTCAAGCAAGAGTACATGGCATCCTTTGACAACGCTGGCTCGGATGTCTTCAAAGAAGAATGGCTGAAGTATGGGGTAGAACCTGACTATGGAAGCTACTACATTGCTGTGGACTTGGCTGGATTTGAGGAAGTTGCCAAACAAGCCGCCAATTCCAAGAAAAGACTAGATCAGACTGCTATCTCTGTGGTCAAGGTGACAGACGATGGGAAGTGGTTTGTCAAAGAGATTGCTTATGGTCGGTGGGACATCAGGGAGACAGCCGCCACGATTCTGCTCAAAATGCGTGAATACCGCCCTTTGTCAGTGGGAATTGAGAGGGGTTCGTTAAAAAACGCAGTTTTGCCGTATTTGAGTGACTTAATGCGGAAAAATAATGTATATTCACACATAGTTGACTTAACGCATGGCAACAGGAAAAAGACAGACAGAATTATCTGGAGTCTCCAAGGGCGGTTTGAGCATGGGCGCATTGTGCTGAACTCTGAGGAAGATTGGGATGAATTCAAAGACCAACTTTTGATGTTTCCAGCCCAAGGCGTACATGATGACTTACCCGACTCTTTGTCATACATCGACCAACTTGCTGTCACTTCATACTTCCAAGATGACCAAGAAGATGAGTGGGAGCCTTTAGATGTAATTTCGGGAGTATAAATGGCAACCAAAAAATTAGACAAAGACGAATACTATCAACCCACTGAGGCTGATAAAGAGTTGACTTCATTCGTTACTGACCACTGCGATCGGTGGAGAGACTACAGAAACACAAACTTCCTACCCTCCTATCTAGAGTACGAGCGTATCTTCCGAGGAGAGTGGGCATCTGAAGACAAGACCCGTGAGTCTGAGCGTAGCCGTATTGTCACCCCTGCCACCCAACAAGCAGTTGAAACACGCCATGCCGAAATCATGGAAGCTATCTTTGGTCAAGGCGAGTTCTTTGACATTGAAGACAACATCCGAGATGTCAACGGCAACCCCATTGACATTGAGTTAATCAAAGTTCAACTGAATGAAGACTTCAAGAAAGACAAAATCAGAAAAGCTATCGACCAGATCGAATTGATGGCTGAAATCTATGGAACAGGCATAGGTGAGATTATTGTCAAAACTGAAAAAGAGTATGTCCCTGCCACCCAACCCATCCCCAATATGCAAGGACAGGCGGCAATTGGAGTCATGGAAAGAGACAGGATTGCAGTCAAGATCATGCCTGTCAATCCCAAGAACTTCCTCTTTGACCCCAACGGTACTTCCATTGATGACTGTATGGGCGTGGCTATCGAGAAATATGTCTCAATCCACAAGGTTGTTGAAGGAATCGAGAGAGGCATCTACCGCAAAGTAGACATCACGCCCACCTACGAAGACACCGATCTTGAACCTACCCAAGAAGTATCGCAGTACCAAGATGAGAAGGTATTGCTGTTGACCTACTACGGGTTAGTACCCCGTGAGTATTTGAACAACTTAGAGGAAAACAAGGACATTGTTGAGTTGTTTCCTGACAATTCTTATGCCGAGGACTACACCGACATGGTGGAAGCCATTGTTGTGATTGCCAACGATGGTTTATTACTCAAGGCTGAGGAAAACCCTTACATGATGAAGGACAGACCTGTTCTGTCTTACCAAGACGATACCGTTCCTAACCGTTTATTGGGTCGTGGGACAGTGGAAAAAGCATTCAATATGCAAAAAGCCATTGATGCACAGACCCGTAGTCACTTGGATTCACTGGCATTGACCACTTCTCCCATGATTGCGATGGATGCAACACGGTTGCCGAGAGGTATGAAGTTTGAGATAAAGCCCGGAAAAGCTATTCTCACCAATGGCAACCCGTCAGAGATTCTTTATCCATTCAAGTTTGGTCAAAGTGACCCCAACAACCTAGCAACTGCCAAAGAATTTGAGCGTATGCTGTTGCAAGCCACAGGAACTCTAGACTCTCAGGGCTTGGTTAGCCAGTCTAGCCGTGATGGTGGCGGTATGTCGATGGCAGTAGCCTCCATCATCAAGAAATACAAGCGTACTTTGGTGAATTTCCAAGAAGATTTCTTGATTCCATTCATCAAAAAGGCGGCTTTCCGCTATATGCAGTTTGACCCAGAGCGTTATCCCTCTGTGGACATGAATTTTGTGCCTACTGCTACCTTGGGCATCATTGCTCGGGAGTATGAACAACAACAATTCATTGGTTTGTTGCAGACTTTGGGTGCTGAAACCCCTGTTTTGCCGATTTTGCTCAAAGGCATCATTGGAAACAGCAGTTTGTCTAACAGAATGGAGTTGATTGCTAAGTTAGATGAGATGATGCAACCAAATCCTGAGCAACAGCAGATGCAACAGGCTCAACAGCAGTTAGCTATCCAAGCGGCACAGGCTCAGATTGCTGTAAACACCACAGCGGCTGAACAAAACAGGGCTGAAGCACAGAAATTGATGGTTGAGGCTCAGTTAATGCCGCAAGAAGTACAAGCCAAGAACATGGCGGCTGTGACAAAGAATCTGCCTAACCAAGATGACTTAGCTTCCAAAGAGTTTGATAAGAGAGTTAAGATTGCCGAATTGATGTTGAAGGAAGCTGACATCAAGAACAAGTCTAAGATTGTTGAATTGCAGATGGCAGAGAAAAACAACAAGATTTCAGGCATGGAAGAAGACTTCCTAGAACAATTATCTCGTGAATTAGGTTCTGGACAGACAGGAATTCAATAATGGATATTGAAAACCTAGCCAAGGAGTTAATCCTTAAAAACATGACTCCTGAACAGCAGATGGCTGTTTTGGATTCAGTGCGTCAGTCGGTTCTTCAAGCCAAAGAAGTGCAAAAGAAGAAGATTGGCGAGAATGTTGACTTGGTTGTCCAAGCCCTCAAGAAGATTGAATCTGACATTCGTTCTCGTTTTGACGATGTTGGCAATGCCATTGAAAAGCGTGTTGCTTCTATCAAAGATGGTCGTGATGGTATCAACGGCACAGATGGAAGGGATGGCAAAGATGGAAAAGCAGGTCGAGATGGCGCAAAGGGTGATAAGGGTGACGCTGGTAAAGATGGGCGTGATGGAGTGGATGGTGTTGATGGTGTTTCTGTTACCTCTGCTCGCATTGATTTTGATGGTAGTCTTATCATTACATTGTCTTCTGGTGTTGAACTCAATGTTGGTGAGGTTGTTGCTCCTGACCTTGCAGAACGCATCAAAGTCATTACTAATGGTGGCGGCACTTCTCAGTTTGTTCTTGATACTCTAGCATCATTACAGACTCAGATTGACAACCTGATTCCTAGCCAGACAGGGAATGCAGGAAAGTTTTTAACTACAAATGGAACTACTCTTTCTTGGGGAACTGGTAGCGGTGGATTAAGTTATCAGGGTACTTGGAACGCTTCAACAAATACACCCACATTGGCTAGTAGCACTGGTGTTAATGGCTACTATTACATCACTGCTACGGCTGGCTCAACTAACCTAGATGGCATTACAGATTGGCAAATTGGCGATTGGTTGCTGTTTAATGGAACAGTTTGGCAAAAGATTGACCAAAGCAACTTAGTTACTTCTGTTAATGGACAAACTGGTGCTGTATCGGTTGGAACTGTAACAAGTGTGGCGGCTACGGCTGGAACAGGAATTACTGTTACTGGTAGCCCGATTACATCAAGTGGCACTCTGACCATTACAAACTCTGCACCAGATCAAACTGTTTCGTTAACTGCAAGCACAGGCATTTCTACTAGCGGTACTTACCCTAACTTCACGATTACCAATTCTGCTCCAGATCAAACTGTTAGCTTGACTGCAAGCACAGGTATATCAACGAGTGGCACTTATCCTAACTTCACTATCACAAATACTGCCCCTGACCAAACAGTTGCATTGACCGCTGGAACAGGTATCAGTACCTCGGGTACTTATCCCAACTTCACAATTACCAACTCAGCACCAGATCAGACTGTTGCATTGACAGGTGCAGGGACTACCTCCATCAGTGGTACTTACCCTAACTTCACCATCACATCAAATGACCAGTTCTCGGGTACTGTGACTTCAGTGACTGCTGGTACAGGGTTGACTGGTGGAACGATTACGACAAGTGGCACTGTTGCATTGGATACCAGTGGAGTTACTGCGGCAAGCTACACAGCGGCAAACATCACTGTTGATGCTTATGGTCGAGTAACTGCCGCATCTAATGGAACTGCTGGTGCAAGTATTAGCAATGACACAAGCACAACAAGTAACTTGTATCCACTATTTGCGGCGGCTACATCTGGTACGCCAACTACGATTTATACTGGTAATGCCAAGTTGCTTTATAAGCCTAGCACTGGTGAGTTGCAGTCAACTGTTTTGGTGGCAAGCAATGGAATTGTTGTGAACTCACAGACTGTATCTGCTGACTACACTATTGCGGCAGGAAACAATGGATTAAGTGCAGGGACTGTTTCTGTTAATTCAGGCATCACTGTAACGATTGCAAGCGGTTCAAATTGGACTGTGGTGTAAAGGAAAACAATGTCACAAGTAGCAATCTCAGGAAATGCAAGTGGTACAGGAACGCTGACCATTGCATCGCCTAATACAAACAGCAATTACACGCTGACTTTGCCAGCGGCTACTGGCACTGTCATGGTGTCTGGAAATATGCCAGCGTTTAGTGCTTATTTGGGGTCAAACCAAACACCATCAAATGCAACATACACAAAGGTGCAAATAAATACTGAAGTATTTGATACGGCATCTTGTTTTGATACATCAACTTATCGGTTTACTCCAAATGTTGCTGGCTATTATCAAATACAAGCCGCTTGCAGAATTTCTGGTACTGGTGTATCAACAGATGTTTGGGCGATATATAAAAATGGAAGCAATGTTGCAGAATTAAATGTGGCAACAAGCCCAGCCTCATTCGATAACCGAGTTGTTTCATCACTAATTAGTATGAATGGAACGACAGATTATCTTGAATTCTATTGCTACATAAATGCGTCATCTGGACAAACCTTTAATTCTGGAAGTAATGTGACTTGGTTTCAAGGTTTTTTAGTGAGGTTAGCGTAATGCTTTACAACAAAATTAAAACTCTATACCCAGAACTTACAGATCAAGATTTTGTAAGTTTAATTGTTCTGCAAAACGACAGTGATGGTAAAGGTGACTACATCGCAAAGTGGGAACACCCAACACTACCTCGCCCAACTGAGGAACAGTTAGCATGACCATAGCGATTTCTGGCACAACTGGCATCACCCTTGATGGGCAGTTTAATTCTGCGTCATCAATGGGCTTCAAGAACAGACTTATCAACGGGGCATTTTCTGTTGCACAGCGTGGCACTAGCTTTACATCGACCAGCAGTGCAAACAATGATGACACCTATAACTTGGATCGTTGGTATGTTTTGTCTGATGGCAATGACATAGTTGATATAACGC